ACGTGCTTGTGCCACAGCGCGTGATCGCCGGCATAGCGCATCACCTCGACCTCGGCGAGGTTCTGGAGTTTGATGCGTTGGGCGGCGGAGATGCGGTCAGCCATCGCCTTGCTGGTGTTCGATCAAGATCGGATCGCGTTGTTGCCGGTTGCGGCCGCGCTCGATCAATTCGGTCAATTGCTCCAGCGCCTGGGTCTGCCGTTCGGCGAACCCTTCCAAGGTCTCGGCGCGCTGTTCCTTCTGTTCCAGGAATCCCTGGAGCACCTCGTCTTCCTCCTTCGCTTTCTCGGTCATGCCGAGCTGCGACAGGACGGCGGTGTTCCGGCTGATCATCTCGTACAGCGGTTTCAGGAGCGGATGGGCCTGTAGATCGTCGATGGTGCGCCGCGCTCCATGCTCGTCCTCGTACTCGGCGAGGTGCATCCCGCCCTCTTTATCGGTGTACCACTGCGGTTGCCGGATTTCGACGCCGCTGTTGATGATCGCCAGGATCATGTCGTTGATCAGCGCCTGCACGTTGGATTGCAGGTCGGCGTGCAGGTCGGTGAGCAGGGATGGATCGCGGGTCTGGAACGCGATGCGATGCTGGAGGAACAGCTCCATCCGGGTCAGGCAGGCGCCGTGCTCCCACTCGCCGCAGCCGTCGTGGAGCCAGCGGCAGGTTTTGCAGTGGGGATACCCGCCCGGCTTGGCGGGGTAAAACGTGGCGACCTTGGCGTTCATCCCGTGCTTCATCCCGTTGAAGCGGGTTCTGAGTTGCGCCTCGGCGTTGGGATGGCCGATCAGATTGGCGGCTGCTTTTTTCCGCCCTTCCTCGGTCTTCGGTCCGGTGGCCCGCTTCCACCCTTTCATCAAGGATTGCTCCCAATGGGCCTGCTCCACGGTGGCATCGCACTGGGGACAGCGCGCGAAATACCGCCAGGGGTGCCAATCCCGCTCCGGGGCATCTTCGACCCGAAGGGGTTCGCATCGGAAGGTTTTCCGGCATGGGGAGCACCGGAAGGTTACGCTGGTCCGCTGGGAAGGTTCGTTCATGCCCGTGCCACCATGCGTGCCGGCAACTCGCGGACCAGCCGTTGGGTTCCCAATAAGGGACGATCGGGGAGCCAATTCAATACACTGGGAACCGGGCGGCAGGATGCCGCCGGGATGGCCCGAATCATCCGATCAGGGTTGTATTCGATGGCCACGGATGCGCGCTCGATCATGATTTTCTCGATGAAATCCGAAAACAACGCTCGGGTTTTCCGTGAATTGTACTCTTGCCGCAGCAACGCTACCAGGTAACCCGCCAGGTCCGCCAGTTCGTTTTCAGCCACCTCACAGCGAGGCGGTTCTTCCGCGTCGAGTCGTTCGATCTGGGCTTCGAGATCGCGCAGGCGAGCGTTGTTTTCGCGCAGGCGTTGGGTCAAATCACTCAGATTGGGCGTGTCCCGCCCCATTTCTTCCAGGACCTCGTACAGGTTCCCGTTGCGCCTGGCGATGGTTTGATGTTGCGCGTCCAGCGCGCGGCGGCGCTCGGCGCGGTCCTGATGCCATCGCCCGGTCAGCGTTCGCAATTCCGCCACCACGGCGCGCAAAGTGTTCGGGGTCAGGACGTCGGCGCAAATCACTTCGAACAGCCAGGCGTCCAGGTCGCGGGCCGGCAAGCGCCGGGTCGGGCAATCGCCCCGGCGCTGGGCGGTCCGGCAGTTGTAGTAGGCGTAGCGGCGATTCCGCCCCTTGGCGGTCTCGATCTGGAGGGACGCACCGCAACGGCTACATCGCAATAATCCCGTGAATAGGTACGTGCTGTGCGGGGATCCTCGTTCGCGCTCGGAGTGGGTATTGGCGGCGTCGCGGTCCAGGAGTTGTTGCACGAGGTCCCAGAGAGGACGTTCGATGATCGGCGGATGCGCTGGAACCACGATCCAATCCTCGGGCTTGGCGTGATACCGCGTCCCATTCTCCTTCACGACCCGTCCGAACACGATGTGACCCAACACGGCCTGATTGCGCAGGAGGGCGAGGATGCTGGTTTTGTTCCAGCGATGACGGCGGTTGAAATGGCCCTCGTCGTTGAGCGTGATGGCGATGCCGCGAGCGCCGTGGCCCTGGGCGCGCATCTCGAACAGCCTCCGCACGATGGCGGCCTCGGCGGGCTGAATGGCCAGCCGGCGGCGCTTGGGATCGTCAGAAGCTGGCACGGCCTGATAGCCGAACGGGGATACCCCGCCGCAACGATAGCCGGATTGAGCGGCCTTGATCATGCTGCGGCGGGTATCGGCGGCGACTTGCTTGGAGGCGTATTCGTCGAACAGCTCCATGATGCCCTCTTGCAGCCATCCGCCTTGGCTCTCACGATCGATCTCCATGCCGGCATAGATCAGGCTGACGCCGGCCTTGCCCAAGCGGCGCTTGTAGAGCTGGGCATCCAGCCTGTTGCGCGCGAATCGGCTGGTCGACCAGGTGATGAAGAAGGTCGGCGCGTGCGTCTCGCAGTAGAGAATGGCTTGCTGGAACGCGGGCCGGCTGTCGCTCTGGCCGCTGATACCCTCGTCGGCGTAGACCCGCAGCACGGTTGCGTCCATGGCGCGGGCCTTTTCCTCGCAGCGGTGCCGCTGGGATTGGATGGGCAGTTCGTCATCGGCCTGCCGGACGGTGGATACCCGACAGTAAATGACCGCCGTCCGTATCCCCGCCGCGAAATCAGAAGGAGTTGCAGACATCTGGGTACCCACCCCCCCATGGAGAAAGTTTCAAAGCTCTTGCCGAGCCCCCACCCCTCTCAACCTCAATGCCAAAACGCGCGCATGACGCTGGAATGAGGTCCGAATAAGGGGCAAGAATCGATGATTATTCAAGATAACCCAAATAATCATGAATTTTTATGATGTAACAATTTGGTATAAAAATTAAATGACCCGGTTTTCTTTTCGCTCGCCATTGTTACACTTACCGCTCTGAACTCAAATTCGTTCGCTCGAATCGCTCAAACACTACATCCTGCATAATACTACCCGGTTACCCTTTTTCAGTTCTCTGACTCAAACGCAAAATCAACGCTCATTTCGGCATTTTACGCAGTCGATTGGCCAGGGCATGGGAGGGTCCGCCGATCATTTTCCCCAACGGATTCGACTTGTCCACCGTGGCTGTTAGTTTCCTCATTGCCAAATGAGAATAAATCTCCGTGGTCTTGGGCGATGCATGACCTAACAAGGATTGCCGCTGGATCACGTCCACGTCGTGTTCGGCCAGTTCGGTTCCATAAAGATGCCGTAGGGCATGGGGATGACACACATCTCTTGGGATGCCCGCGCGCTGACCGTATTTGACGATCATTTTCCACACAGCCCGCCGGCCAATTCGACGTGCATCCCCAAAATAGAGGTGGGCGGGGATGGTGTTTTTCCGCGTCGTCACAAACAGGGCGCGATCCCCATCGGGCAGCGTTCGATCGATTCCCTCCAATTCTGGATGCCCCAAATAGGCACGGATCAGAAGGGAGCATTCCATGGGCACGGGAACCAGGCGTTCCTTTTTTCCCTTCTCCCGCAACCGCAGCACCAGCCGTTCGGTACCAACCCCGCTGACCGTCCAGATCAGATCGCGCTCGCCTAGATTACACACGCCAGACAGGCGGCAGCCCGTACCGATCAGGACCGCCAGAATGGCCGTGTCTCGTAAAGTGTGGAAGGTCTTGATCCCCGGTTCCATGAGCAGTTTTTCAGCATGGGCCAGCGACATCGCGCGCGGCATGGGGGATGCCGCCTTCGGCATGGCCAGATAACCCGCCGGATTTTCATCCACGAGATTCTTTTTCGCAGCCCAATGATAGAACCCGCGAATCGCGGACACCGTCACCCGGCGACTGATCGGCCGCACGCCTTTTTCGTGCTTGAACCTTCCCGCGAAATCCTCGATGTCCTCGGCCGACGCGCTCAGCAGATCGCCATCGCGCTCCAACAGATAGGTTCGCAACCCCGCCAGTTGCTGGCGGTAGCGCGTGCAGGTCGCCTCGGCGCGGCCCTGGTTGTGCTGCTTCATCTCCAGCCACTTTTCGATCAACAACCCTTCATCCAATTTCTCGTTCATGACCCCTCGATTTTCAACCCGCGCGGGGGAGGGCACGCAGCGCAACCCGCGCATCGGCGCATCTGGAAATTTTCACGCCTGTTATAAGCGCAACCGTTTGTATTATCAACAAATATCATGCGCGCGAATTCGGAAAAACATGCGCGGGTTAGCGCGCGGGTTTTTCATAACCCGCGCGTATCCAGCAAACAACAATTTCTAATCCGCGCGTACCCGCTCTTATTGTTTTTAAATTTTTTCTGTTAGGAATCATAAATATAAAAGGAAATCGGCGAAAACGGCCAAAAATAGGGAAAAAACAACCCGCGCGTAAAATCGGCTAACCCGCGCGTAAAATCGGCTAACCCGCGCGGAAATGCGGTGTAACACGCCAGAGCGTTTACAGGAAGAATCAATAGCTTGCGAAAAAACAACAGTCAATGCGCCGGTTGTGGGGAATGCCTATGCCATCCCAGAAAGCGAATTCCCGTCTGTGTCTCAAAATTTGCGCACAAAAAACCCGCCACGTAGGCGGGTTCGTTGATTTATACCATCATTAATCAGGCGGGAGCGCGAGGGGCTCTATCTTCGGCATGATTCGCACCGCAGTTTTCGGCACGAGGCGTTGTTGCCCTGGATCCAGCCATCCGCCGGGCAGCAACGTTCTCGTTTCAACTTCAATCCGGTATCGCTTGGGGGTCTCGCCCACGATCCGGCATGGCTTTTCCGCGCGACCGGCCCATGAATCCATGCACACGACGCCGTGGATTGAGATTGACTGGGTCATTTCCGCAGCTCCATCGCCCTCCGCTCGGAGCGGGGGATCTGGTAGTACCGCATCCAGGCTATGTCCTCGGCATCGATGCCGATTCCACTGGTTTCTATCGGTTCTTTGGCGCGGGGTTTGGCAACGGGCCGTGGTTTGGCCGGTTCTTTGACGATCGGCGTCAGGCTCCAGATCCTACGGCTGTCGCGTCCTTCGCGGGCGCGCCCGACGTACAGCTTTCCGGCCCGCTTCAAATCCTGTCCCACCCGTTGCAACTGGCCGAAGCCGCAATTCAAGTCCCGCGTGATCGTGGCGTATAGCGTCGGCCCGTTTGCCTGGAGATAAGCCAGCAGTTTCTGGCACAACAATTCGCGCCGGACGCGGCGCTGTTCGCTTTTCCGTTTTACCCACGCTCTCATCAGCTTGCCCCCTCGTATTCGCCATCCCACACGTACCCGAGGCCTACTCCAGAAAGCTCGCGGGATTCCGAGCTGGCCGGCGGCTGATAGAACGAGCAGTTCGCGGCGTCGAGAAAAGCCCGTTGTCCGAGGCGGCAACGATGGTCCCAGGCATTCGGGCCGATCTGCGCCCTGGCGTAGTGCTGACACAAGTAGCAATCCTTAACCGGGTCCATTCCGCAATCTCCTGAGCCTTTTTTCAGCCGCGGCGCGGACGCTGGCCTGGACGTTCGTCCGCCGCAGAATCCGCTCCAGCGTCTCGATGCTGGCGGTTCGAACGAGACGAAGCCTATCCTCTGCGGTTTCGCATCCTCCCCGAAAAGGGTTGTCATCATCGATCATGTCAACCTCCATGCGCGTCCACCAGCGCGGTGATGGGAGACAGCACGACGGTCAGTTCGGCGGGCAGCGCGGCGACGATTTCGCGATAGACGCGCGAGGCCCTGGCTGGCACGGTCGGCGCCTTCAATCGCGTGCGCACCCGATCCAAGGCAATTTCGATTTCCATCGAGTTCATGATCTCGGGCGAAATCTGATCGATTTCATCGATGATTTCCCGTTCGATTTCCGTCATCCGCGTCGCCAATTCATCGAGTTCCTGAATCGTTTCATCATGGGCGGACGTGGGTTCCTGGCATGGCCCGTCCGGCGTTTCGATTTCCGCTGGATTCCCCTCCTGTTCGGAGCAATCGGGGTCGTCGGCCGCGAACAGATTCAAGCCCGTTTGATTGATGGCCCATTTTTCCCCCATCCGCTCGGGGGCATCGATAAATCCAAGGGCTTCCAAACGATTCAACGCACTGCTGATGGAGCCCGGGTTCAGGTTCGGGCACGCTTTGATCATCTCCCCGCGCGTTCTCCTCTTGTATGTTTTCATGGTGTATAAGACCTGTCGCTGGATGTTGGTCAGTCCGGATAGCATCATGGGATCAATCTCCCTCGCGATAGATCGCGCTGCGCATCGGGCTAACGTCGCCGTGCTCGGCACAGTGGTAGGTGGTATTGCGAAACTCGCCGGTTACGAAGGTGTGGACCGTCAGCACCCGCTTGCAGTGCGGGCAAACATCGCGGGGCGTTCGGACGGCGGATAGGGATGATGAAAACGAAGGAACGGGCAATGACATATCGAACCTCACTCTTGAGTAGGCGCTTCGGGAAACAGGCCGTATTCGGCCAATTTGGTCAGGCTCAGCGCGATCATGTGACTGGCGCGCTGGCCGTCGATGGTGGGATCGGTCCGCTCGGCGACGATCAATCCGGCGTTCCGCATCTGCTTTTTCAATACCCGGTCGCTCTTGACCGGCATCCCGTCCCAGATCGAGCGCAGGCCGGGCTTCGTTTTCAGGTGATGCACCATCTGGGAGGGGCGTAGATAGAACACCTCCTGCCCGTCGATCTCGCCGAATCGATAGGGAAAGGGGTATGCGCCGGCCGCGATCTCGTTCAGCACGATTTCGACGATCCAGACCCACGGTTGCCGGCTGGCCTGGGTATCGCCGATGTGGCCGTTCATTTCCTGGAGCAGCATCCCGGTCAGCGGAATTTCGTCCAGGGAAAGTCCGGCGAACTCCTGCAACAGCCGCCAAGCCGTCAAGACCGCCGCGTAGTTCTCCACCATGCGGCTGGCCCCTTCGTCGGCGCCGCCCGCCCGACAGCGGGCGCGACAGAACTCGACGGCCTGCTGGTGAACGGCGCGGATCTGCCCGGGCTGGAGCGCGGCCAGAAAATCCAACCACTGCCGCACCGGGAACGGCGGCAGATCGGCCGGCAATAGCGGGCCTTTCTCGCGGAGCTGCACCCGCACGCTCTTGCCGATGATCGACCGGACCGGCTCTTCCACTGCCTCGCCCATCAGCAGCACGGGCGCGCATTTCACGTACTCGGTCTGCTCGCTGGTCCGCCGGCTGATGGTGTACTTGTAGGCTTCCTGCAAGGTGGAAACCGCCCGATCGATGATCTCCTGTCGCCGCGCCGATATTTCCTCCCAGATGACCGGATGGCTGGTGTGGCTGGTCGAAGTCACCAGGCGGAACCCGGTCTCCAGCGAATCGCCGGAAAACAGGGTGCAGGCGATGGTCCGGGTCAAGCGCTCGCACAGCGTCGTCTTGCCCTTGCCCTTGTCCGCCTGCAAGGCCAGATGCGGCCAATACGACAGCACGGCCTTGAGGTGGCCGCCCAGTGCCCAGGCCAGCAGGAACAGGGCGGACTGGTGGCTATAGGTGGCGCTGTAAGCCCGCAGCACCTTGGCGGCGTCGGCCGGCGTGCCGGTGGGGAAGCGCAAATTGTGATAGGGACACTGCTTTTCGGGTTCGGTGAAATAGGTATCCGGCCCCTCGTTGACGTGCAGCTTTCCCCCCTTCCAGCACAGCCCGACGAAATTGACCGCGTCGCGTTTGCCCAGGGTGATCGCCCGGCCCCACAGGTAGATCAGCCGCAGGAACGGTTGCGGCATCCAGACCGGGCCGATCCGCAACCACCAGTCCTTGTTGTGGAGCCGTTCGAAGGTGGTGACGTGCCGAACCAGTTCGTTGCCGTAGAACGGGTTCTGGGCGCTGACCGCGAACAGCGTGCGCGGCTGGTGATCCTCGTCGCCGGTCAGCGCGGACGCCGCCGAGGCGATGTCGATCTTGGCGATGTCCGCGATGCGGAACCCGGCCAGGTCGGCGTATTTGGGATTCTCGTTGCCCTCGCGGTCCTGCTCGCGGGTAAAGAACGAGGTGAAGTCCTCGCGCACGCGGAAATGATCGTAGATGGCGAAGTCTGCGGCGGGCAGGAAAACCCGCTTGCGACCGGGTTCGGCCACGCCGGACAGTCCGGGAATCGCCCAGGGCTGGAACCGTTGCAACGCCTTGGCGGTGGCCTCGGCGCCGTTGGCCTGGAGGTAATCATTCAGGTCGTTGCACTCCCAATCCGCCTGCTCGACCAGATGGGCAGCGATGCGGGCGGCGGTCAGCCGCAGATGCAGCGTCCAGGCCGCTTCGGGTCCGGGGCGGCGTCCCTTGGCGTCCGGCGGGTCGTGGTCCAGGCACAGGATCGCGCGCTTGCCGCGCAGGGGGAGAAGTTCCAGGGTTTCGGCGTTGGCGGTGCCGCGCAGGGCCAGCGCCGCCCAGCCGGTCATCCCGCCGGCCAGGAACGCACTTTCCGCCGATAGCACGTTGATCGGGCTTTCGACGATGACGAGAGTGTGGGCGCGCGCCAGGGCGCGCGGATCGCCGAACCAGGGATGCCCGCGTTTCTCGCCCTGACAGCCGGATTTCTGGCCTCCGTTCAGGGCGGGATCGTGGTAGCGCAGATCCACCGCTACCACTCGCCCCGGATTGAGCGAGCGCACGACGAACGCGGTGGCCGGTCCGCCGTAGCCGATGCTGCCGGGCGCGCGTTTCGGCGAGGTCCAGTCGTTATAGCCGACAGCCTTCAGCTTGATGGCTCGGTCGATGACCTCCGGCAGGATGCCGCGGCCGGCCAGGTACGCCGCGGCCGCCGCGGGATCCTTCGAGCTTTGCGCGGCGATGTGTTCGACCAGGGTCGCCGGTCGCTCCTCGCGCGCCGGGCGATCGTCGGCGAACCCGTACTGTTCGCGCAGCCACGCCAGCGCTTCGGCGGTGCTCCCGCCCTGGACGTAGATCACCAGATCGATGGCGTCGCCGCCCTGGCCGGCGCTGTGGTCGTACCAGCCATCGGGGTATTTCTTGCCGCCGATTTGCAAGGAGGGAGATTTGTCGGGATGGTGCGGCGACCGGTAGTTGCCGGCGGCTTCCGGACGCTTCAGGCCCAGCCGCCCGGCCAGGTCGTGGATGTCGATTTCCCGTTTGAGGTCCTCAATCGTGGTGGGCATCGAGCACCTCGGCCACCAGCGCCCGATCGACGTAGACGTCCGCATCGAAAAATTCGCGCAACGATTGCAGCGCGGGCGATGCCAGCAGAGTGGCGATCGTCGGATGCCGGGCTTGCAGGTGTCGCCACACCGCGCGTTTCAGCCCGGGTGACAGGGCGGCAATATTGACCGTGGGGGCAGGACGCGCCTTGGCGGTCCGTCGGAGTTCGGCCCATTCGCGGCGGGCGGTTTCGCGGTGAGCGTCCATGTCATGCGGGCCGATAAATGTGGAAGCGGAGCCAGCGTTTCCGATAGGTGCGGTGCCCCAGTCGCAGCCGATAGCAGCGCAGCCGGCTGAATGCCGGGTCGTGCCATCGTGGGGCGAGAATGCGGCCCGACGCGCGGATCTGCCAGCAGCGGGACGCGGCGCAGCGCCGCGAGAGCCAGAGCAACAGGCGGACGATCATGGCCGCGTCTCCCGTGGCCGATTCAGCAAGGCCAGCAGTTCGGCGCCGAACAGGGTCACGACCGTTTTGGGGTTGAGGGCGATGGTCTTGTCGGCGGGCAGGTTGGTTTCGACCCGGTCGAGGTGGCGGCGGATGGATTCCGGCGGACGCGGACGGTCGGTCATGGACGCATCCTCCGTTCGTGGTGATCGGCCAGCCGCAGGCGTTCGATGGTTCGGCCGCGTTCGATGCGGGAGTTTTTCCGCCAGCCCCGTTCGACGATGCCGACGCCGTGGGGCAAATGTTTGCGCTTCTTCATCAGATTCCCTCCCGATCGTGGCCCCAGGTGCCCATCGCCACGCCCCATCCGGTGGGGGATATGCGATAGCCTTCGGCGTGTCCCTGGTTGGCGCGCTGGGCCAAGCCCAGGTCAACGAGGTTTTCCAGGTTTTTCTGTTCCTCCGCGTTGGCGGGGAACGTGATGATGGAGGAGAACACTTGGTAGAGGGCTTCGGCGTTCATTGCACCAGCCCCGCCATGCGATGGATGTAGGTCTGGCCGGCGGATTCGGCGGCGTGGAATGCCTGCTCGATGGTCGTCTGCTCGGCGCGGGTGATGCGAAGATCTTCGAAGGCCGCGGCGATGGCGTGATGGATTTTGCCGGTGGCGTCCTGCCAGCGGGCGTAGAGCGTGAGCAGCTCCACGTCGGACGGCAGGGCCTGGTCCAGGGGAACGATGACGTAGCCCAGCGCGCGGGCCAGCGCCTGAAGGATGCGGTGGTCGCCGGTGATCAGTTGGAGCTTCAGGGCTTCCTGAAGACTGATCTGATTGGCTTTCTGCCGGGGATTGGCTTTGTTGCTGAGGATGCGGGGAGCGATGCCGATTTTCTGGCCCAACAGGGTCGGGCCGCCGTTGTCGCGCACGGTGTCGAACACCGCCGACAACAAGTCCTGTGCGAACATGATTTTGCCCTCACGGTCATGATGACGTGCGGGCGCCGGCCACTGTTAGAACGGATACTATGTGTTAACATGGCATCCGAGGCCCATAGGGTGGTTTGATAAAGCCGGCGCCTCCGGGGCCTTCCGTTCGCCGCTTCCGCCAAGAATGAAGCGAACGAAAAGGCCCTGTTCTTAACCGACTTCCTCCAGATCAAGTTGGGTTGGCTTTTGCCTGAGTAGCGCCACTTCTGGCATCCGCACCTTCAAGATGGAACAAATCCCCCGAACCTGTTGGAGCAGGATGTTCTGGGACAGGGCGGTTTGGGTTGTTTCCAGTTGCCGTACCGTCCTAGACAGGGCGGTGTGAAACCGCAGCATCTCGGCCGGCTTCAACTCACCATAGTATCCCCGCTTGCGCAAGGTCGGCAGGACTTCGCCGGCCAACCACTTCTGAAACGGGAGCGCCTTGGGTTTGTCGCTGCGTCCGACGAAGAAGTAGAGACCGGATTCGGAGAGGATATAAAGGTCTTGCGGTCCGCCAAGGGTCGGTATTGGATACCGACCCTTCCACTCGTCGGGGACGTTACCAATGGTCTTATCGATGTTGCTCAGCGTGCTTTCCGCATAATCCAACGCTTCTGCCACGTCCTTCGCCACGAACCAAGGTTCGCCGTCGATCTCGACGACACGGATTGTTGACGACGCCGATTCAAAACTGAAAGGGATGATCTCTGCGCTCATTACGATTTCCTCATTTGGTTCAAAACCGAATTATCCTCGGGCGCTTGCCTCATGATTTCTGATCGTCTCTCGCAACACGTTGGTGACCAGGTTCGATCTGGACCTTCCCTCGCTGCTGGCGATCTCGTTCAACTTCCGCAGTTCTTCCATGCGGAGGTTGGTTCGCAACAGCTTGCCGAGCTGTTTTTGCTTCGGTTTATCCACCGTTATAACTCCGATAAAATGAATGACGACTTATAGTATTCTTGATTTTTGGAGAAAACAAGCTGTCTTCGCAAAATTTAGAAATTTTCGCCGCGCGGTTGCGCTCGCTATTCGCCGGCAAAAAGCAAAGTGAAGTCATCGCCCTGATTGGATGGGATAAATCTTTGCTCAGCCGGATATGGACGGGGAAACAGCTTCCCAGCGCCGAATATCTGACCGCCCTGGCCACCGCCGAGCGCGTCAACCTCACCTGGCTCCTGACCGGAGAAGGACCGCCCTACCTCGTACTGCCCCCGCCAAAACAACAAGATATAGCGATCGGCCCCTACGTCGAATACTACCTGTTCGATCGGCCGGACGGCGT